AGGCAGCAGGACCACAGACCTTTTCACCTCCTGCTCTCTTCAAGATCTATTTCAACCAAGTTATTCGTGGTGGCAAGGTGCCTACTGCAGAAGGTATCGCCTCTGGTTATATCAACTTCGTGACCAATAAGTATGACGCTGAGATCAAGAAGAAAAAGACTGAGAAATCACAGCAAGAATGGAAGCGTCGTAAGGTTGACGCTCTCAGTTACCTAAATAATAATAAGTCTGTAATGATTCACACATTTACTGGATTCAAAGACCTTATCGCTGCAAAAGAGCAAGTGATAAATAAACTCAAGAAGATTGAAGGCGTGGGCACTTTCTTGGAAGACGAGAAAGGATACCGTGTCACAAGTCCAGAAGGATTTGTTGCAATCATGGATGGACAAGCAATCAAACTTGTTGATCGTCTAGAGTTTTCAAGAGCAAACTTCACCGTCGCAAAAGATTGGGGAAAATGAGATTTATTCAATTCATCAGGGAGGCAACAGAGGCAGCGAAGAAGCCTAAGAAACCTTCTACGTCTGCGAAGGGAAGGACATCTGCCGCCGACAAAAAAATGGATGACAAGCATGTCGCTATTACCTTCGGTAGGTTTAACCCACCTCATGCAGGTCATGGTAAACTTCTTGATGCAGTGAAGGCACACGGTGGTGACTCAGGTAACTATCGTATCTACCCATCTAGATCTCAGGACCATAAAAAGAATCCACTGTCTGCACAGCAGAAGGTGGACCACATGCGTAAGATGTTTAAGGGGCACAAAGATGCTATCCAAAACAACGAAGCACATAGAAATATCTTTGACATTCTTCGTGACCTTCATGATGAAGGACATGAGCACGTTACTATGGTGGTCGGTGATGACCGTGTGAAGGAGTTTGAGAAACTCACAAACAAATATAATGGTATGCATTATGACTTCAAGTCTATTAACATTAAGTCTGCAGGTGCTCGCTCTACTGATTCTGATGATCCTATCGAGAATCTGTCTGCATCCGCAATGCGAAAGCATGCCCAAGGGGGAGATCATGACAACTTCCATATTGGGACTGGTGGATACAAAGACTCTAAAAAACTAATGGCAGATGTCATCGCAGGGATGACACCTCCAGCAAAGGCGAAGAAAGGTAAGAAGGGTGAGTCAGTCCATGAATCTGTCTGGACATACGCACCTAAACTAGACTTCGATGCCTTCCGTGATTACTATATGCTCAACCAGATCTATAAGGTTGGTGCTATTGTAGAGCATGACGACAGTGGTGTGGTCGGTAAGATCGTCCACCGTGGTCCTAACTACATCATCATGGAAGATGGTCTCGGTGGTGAGCACCGTGCATGGTTGCAGCATGTGACTGAGATGTCTGATGCTGAAGTCCAAGCAAGAGCTGCTGACACTACTAAAGATCAAAGCAACTACAGTGCTGACGATGGTAGTGGCAACACATGGAAAGCAGGCACTGATAGATACAGAGAAGCATTACAGAATATGACACCTGGTCAGAAACCTGTCAAATTCTCAGAATTTGCTGCTTCAATTAGAAAAACTGCTGAAACTAAATAGTAATACGAAATTCATTTCGGTTTAGAAACATGACGTTAGAAATGCTGGTGTCTGCGGCACTGATGGATTACAATCCTACCGAGCAGGCATATATCCTCAAGGCAATCGAAGAAGATGTCCTTCCAAAATCACAGAGACTCCACACAGGTGTCATGAAAGTGATGGAAGCATTCGATGCTTACGAGCCTACAGTAGAAGGCTATGCAGGATTCCAAGTTGATCGCAATACTGTCAACAAGAAGAAGGCAGAGCATAAGGATGACCGAAATGTAGGTCGTGTTGTCCAATCTGGTGGTGACTCTATGCTCATCACTGGTAAGAAGGCAGACGGTCGTTACATCGTTGTCGGTAAGAAAGGCGAGAAGTCAGCGAGAGATGCTGCTGACTTGGGTGTCACCAAGAAAGAAGAAGTGGTTGGCATCGATATCGAAGACCTCCATCATGAAATGCTAGAAGGTCTCAAGCAAGCACGCAAGAATGTTGGTGCCAGTAAATGCTGGGACGGATACAAAGCAAAGGGCACAAAGACTAAGGGCGGAAAGCAAGTCCCTAACTGTGTCAAAGAAGAAGAAATTGATGAGATTTACAAAGGTAAACACGGTCAGTCTGAGAAAGAGTATCAAGACGGTCGCTCCGATGGCGGCAAGATGGTCTCAGGTGACAGTAAAGGTAGTGGTGCATCCTACGCTTCGCGTAGCATGAAGGGCACTGGTCCTAATCCTGCTGGTGGCAGCAAAAAACCTGCTGGTCAAGGTCGTATGACCTCTGGCGCTAGGACAGATCTCGCTTACCGCAAGGCAAATCTCAAAAAGAGCAATGAAAGTTTTATAAATAAACTGTCCGACTCAGGATTGTTTACTGAAGCTGAGTTGCAAAAGATGGGGGAGATGGAATGAAACCCGTTGGTCACAAAGAATCATCTCTAAAGACAACCAAGAAAGGAAATGTCACCATCAATCCAAAAAAAGAGGATCTTATGTCCGAGCATTTAAGAAGTAGACTCAAGAGTAGCGTTGAAGCACTCAAAGAAGCTGCTAAGAAGAAAGACAAACACATTAAAGCTGCGAAGGCAGGCAAACGTTGGCAGGATTCTGACGGCGATGGCAAGTGGTATGAGCCTGGCGAAGATGTTGCTGTCAAGAAAGAAGAAACATGTGCGCCTTCTATGAAGGCAGATGATACTGAAGCGAAAGCAAAGTCTAAAGAGCGCATGAAGCAGAAGATGATGCAAGCTACTATCGATTTCGATAGGAAGAGAGCAGGCGGTAAGTGATCGCATATATAGATCAGACCCCTTTGAGGAAAGATCTATGTGGGCATTACTCCTACCATTAGCAAAGAAGACAATCGGTAACCTTATCCAGAGAGACGAAGTGCGTCGGTATCTGGTAGAGGTTTTGCGTTCGTTGGCAGCAACCACGGACAACAAACTTGACGACAAAGCTGTCGATGTAGTTGAATCCCTCTTGTTTCAAAAAGAAGAGGAAGCCTAAATAAAATATAGGTATATTTCATTCGGAGTAAATTATGTCTCTTTACGGGAGAGTAGACTCAACAGCAAATCAAACCCAAGCAGGACTCGCCCGTGGTAACGGTGCAGGATCCGTCACCGAGACTATCGTTTTCGTTGACGAAACCGAAGCAGCTCTTGCATCTAACAAGGCTCGTGGAATCCACAGTCCTGGTTGGTGGGCATATCGTACATACGTCACTGCAGCAGGTGACACACGACACAAGGCAGAGCAACTTGCATTCATCAGCAATCCTGAAGCAAATGCAGACGAGACTCTTGCTGACGACACTATCGCAGCAGACGTGCTTGAGGTTATCACCATCGGCACTCAACCTGCTGATCAGACCACATCTAGTGGTGCTGCAACCTTCACTGTTGCTGCAACCGTGGATCAGTCTGGCACTATCACTTATCAGTGGCAGAAGAAAGCATCTGGTAGCACCCGCTATGCAAATGTCTCTGGCGCAACCAGTGCATCTCTTGTACTGAGTGGTCAACTCGCTGCTAACGATGGCGATAAGTATAGAGTGAAGATCAACACCAGCAAAGGTGCTGAAGAAGTCGTCTCTGACGCTGCAACGTTGACCTTCGGGTCCTAATAACTGACATCATTACATAATGCACTTTGATTTACTTAATGAGAAAAACTATTTGATGTTTGCCATTCAGCATTATGATAACCCACAGTCGGTTACCGTAGATGATTTTATGGAGGACATGAAAAAATTCAAATATCTTAAGAGGTTGCTTAAAAGATATTTGAAGACTGGTGTCCTCCGTATCAATTTGATACTGAATCATCTAATAATTTTGTTTAATGTTTTTGGCGAGGGCACTATCCCTCTACTCATGTATAAACTAGAAAGGGAATACTGGTCTCTCATAAAGACCTTCCTTGTATACCTGAATAGATATCCACAAGTACAAGCTGGATCTCTTGACTTTGTTGATATAGATAACGACGTAAAGGAATTACTAGAAGACCTGTAATGAATGAAGACGCACCTACAATGAGTGTTGGAAACGGCGGCATGACTGCAGCAGCAGATGCCACGGGTCCTAATGCAGGTTTTGATCCCCTCCTTGGAGGGTCAAAGAAAAAACCTAGGAAGCGTCGTCGTTATACAATCTCCCAGTCTGAGATGTTAAAGACTGAGGGAGCACAGAAAGATGGATCATACTTGCCATTTCTGATTTCCTATGATGGAGCAGAGCAGTATGTGTTGTATAGTAAGTCCCAAGCATCACTGAAGATAGAGCTTCGTAAGATCTATCGACCAGAAAACTTTAAGAAGTTAGATGTTAAACGTCTGTATCCTAATGATGTCATCCAATTCTATTGGAAGAAACGACAACAAGCACTTAGGGCGGAGTAATGGCAAACGACATTAACACTGCGATTCTAGAGAGACTAGAAAGAGTAGTCGAGACACTACAAGAAAATAATGTAAAGATGGGACAGATGCTTGCTGTCCATAATGAAAAACTATCCAAGCAAGATGAAGTAGATCAGGTTTTGTTTGAGAAAATCGACAGACTACATTCTGATCTCAACAAAGATACAGAAGCAATCAAGAGAGGTTGCGAGCGTGACATTAGACTGATCGATGATCGTTTGAGGACAATGGAGAAGAAGATGTGGACCATTGCTGGTGCTCTATCTCTCATTGCCTTTCTCGTTAGCGTACCAGGTCAGATGGTGATAAGAAACTTGACTAACCAAAATAAAACTGGTATGCTACCTGCAGTGGAATCTCCTGCATGGATTACGTCGATGACAAATACATCAGACTTCTCAGCACTAGACTAGACAAATATAAACACGTCAAGTCTGGACTCTATAACTTCCGATGCCCTTACTGTGGTGACTCACAGAAGCACAAGAATAAGGCACGGGGGTATTTTTTTCTGAAGAAGACAGAATACATTTACAAGTGTCATAACTGTGGCATTGGTAGATCGTTGTCTAATTTTCTAAAAGATCATGCAGTTGATCTGCATGATCAGTATGTCATGGAAAAATATAAGCAGGGGATGACTGGTAAGGGTAGACATACACCCTCTCCAGAATACACAGGTGCCAAACCAAAGTTTGCAAAGAAGGTAGCAGATTGCATACCTATCAGCGAGCTAAATATAGAGCACCCCGCCAAGAAGTATCTACTTGATAGAAGAATACCTGAGGATCAACTGGGTAGATTCTTCTATGTTGATAGGTTTAAGAGGTGGGTCAACACACAACGTCCAACATTTGAAAACCTACAGAATGATAGACCTAGAATTATTATCCCTCTTATTGGTGAAGACGGTGTGTGGTTTGGCATACAGGGTAGATCACTGGCGGCATCAAGCAACCTACGATACATTACAGTAATGTTTGAGGATCGCCTCAAACTATTTGGACAAGATTATGTAAACCCTGAGGAGACAGTTTATGTCACGGAAGGACCATTTGACTCCACTTTCATTAGACAAGCTATTGCTATGTGTGGTAGTGATGTTGACCATCGCACTCTACCTTATAAGGATAGGGTCTGGGTCTTCGACAACGAACCTAGAAACAGACAGATCGTGCAAAGACTTGACTCCGCAATCACGAGTGGAGAATCAGTTGTCATATGGCCAAAGACAATAAAGCACAAAGATATAAATGATATGGTGTTGGCAGGACTTGACCCTTCTGCTATAATAAAATCCAACACCTTTTCAGGATTAAAAGCAAAGGTACAACTTACAGATTGGAAAAAGGTATGAGCGACATTTCAGTTGTCAAGCGCAACGGACAGGTGGAGGATCTTCACCTAACTAAAATTCATGACATGGTAGAGCACGCTTGCAAAGGTCTTGCAGGTGTATCTGAATCGGCAGTAGAAATGAATGCCAACCTTCAAGTTTTTGATGGTATTAAAACCAGTGACATTCAAGAAATTCTTATTCGCTCTGCCAACGACCTGATTACATTAGAGGCACCAAACTATCAATTTGTAGCAGCACGGTTGCTGCTGTTTGGTCTTCGTAAACAGGTATATAACGGACACCCAGACCTCCGTCCTCACATTCAAGAGCATGTCTGGGACTGTATTGAGCGTGGAGTCTATGACAAAACGATCTACAGTGCATACGACGATGAAGAGTGGGATCGGATTGAATCATTCATCGATCACGACCGTGACTATTTGTTTACATACGCTGGATTGAGGCAGGTTGTAGATAAATACCTCGTGCAGGATCGGTCATCTGGTGAGGTCTTTGAGACCCCACAGCAGATGTATATCATGATCGCCGCTACTCTCTTCCAAAAATATCCCAAAGAGACACGACTCGATTATGTCAAGAGATACTACAACGCAATCTCAAAACACAGGATCAACATCCCAACGCCAATCATGGCGGGAGTGCGGACTCCACTTCGACAATTTGCAAGCTGCGTTCTTGTGGATGCTGATGACACCCTCGATAGCATTTTTAGTAGTGACATGGCTATCGGTTACTATGTTGCTCAAAGGGCTGGCATCGGTATTAACGCTGGAAGAATCCGTGG